TTAGAGCCCGCGTTGCAGTCGAAACCAATGGACAAGAAGGCGGTCAGTTAGATTTTCAAGTTGCCTCTCACGACGGTGAGATGAATACCGGCTTAAGACTTAAGGATGGTTCGGCTGAAGATGAAATTGATGTCACTATCGGAAAGGGCGCCGATTCTGTAACGACAATCAGCGGGGATATCACCATTACAGGTGGTATCGTACAAGGATCCGATGCGACCGGCGATATATATTATAATAATGCCTCTGGAGTATTAACAAGATTGGCCGTGGGCAGCAACGATCAGGTTCTAACTCTAGCAAGCGGCCTGCCTTCGTGGGCAGACGCATCAGGCGGCGGCGGCGGCTCCTTCTCTCAGTTTTATCTTGAAGATGATGATGGTACGGAAATAACAGTCAACAACAACAAAGAAATCAAGATTATTGGTTCTGGTGTTACGACTAATTGGACAGATACCTCGACTGGATCCGATGGGGATCCTTATGATTTAACAATTACAGTCGATGCAGCACAGACAGGTATAACTTCGTTGTTCGCAACAGATATTAAGATCGGCGAAGACGACGAGACCAAAATTGATTTTGGAACAGCCAATAAAATTCAATTTTACGCAAACAACGCTCATGAATTAACCTTAGAAGAAAACGCCTTCTATCCACAAACCAATGATGGCGTTGCTCTCGGAAAAGCTGCCAAGGGCTATTCTGATGTGTTTTTGGCCTCCGGAGGTGTGGTTGGTTGGCATTCCGATAACTGCAATATCACGCACAGCAGCAATACTTTAACGGTGAATGCGAATACTTTGGTAACCTCTGCAGATTTAACAGTTGGTGACGATCTAAATGTTACAGACAATGTATCTCTCACTACAGACTCTAGTGTTATAAGCATGGGCGCTGGTAACGATGTCACGCTCACTCACGATGGAACCACTGGGGTAACATTTGCAGCAAACCCAATCACTCTTGATTCTGGTGGAGCTATTACTCTTGACTCTGCAACTGGCGATATTGACTTCCAAGACGGGGGTACCTCTCAGTTGACGCTTGATATGGATGGCACTGCTGGCGAGATTATCATGCAGCTTAAAGTTAATGGCGATGATCTTGTATTCAAACAATATGATGGGAACGAGGTTTGCCGTATTACAGACGAAGGGACTCTGGCCTTTAGAACAGACGGCGCCGCCCCACTAACCTTTGGTGCCAACTCTGAAATTACATTAACACACGAACATAATGTTGGGCTTACTCTCACAAATACACTCACGGGCGATAATAAGCCAATTTATCTAACACTTAAATCGGAAGAAGATGCCATCATAGCCGATGAAACCATTGGCGGCCTTCATTTCAAGGGTGGTGACTCTGGTGGCACCGATGCTGTTCTAACTTGCGCCGCTGTCGAAGCGTTAGCCACAGACACACATGCGGCTGATAACAACGCCGCAGCATTAGTCTTCAAGACTGCTGCAAGCGAAGCCGCATCTGAAAGAATGCGCATTGGCTCCGATGGTAAAGTTGGAATTGGCGTGTCAGACCCGGATCATTTTCTTGAAATTCTGGACAGTTCTGTTGCAACAGGTCAGCTTAAACTATCGTATGATAGCAGCAACGCCGTCACCGCCGGCTCTGATAGTGGCGGAAACTTTGCCCTTGTCCCTGCTGGCACCATGATCGTGAGTTCTTTCGCAGCAGTGACCGCAGCAGGCTCGAATCAGGGTGACGCAGCGGATATGACAAAATTTTATAATTCAGTTTCAGGAGCAGACGGCACTAAGGGCGTCGAGCTTCCAACGGGAGCCATCGCCGGAATGACTTGTCACATCTCTAATAGCGGCGGTTCAAACCTTAAAGTATACCCTGCAAGCGGCCAACAAATTAATGCAGCAGGCTCTAATGCTGCGGTCACAATGGCTGCGGGCGCCTATGTTATGTTTGTTTATACCGGCTCGAATACATGGGGCAGCTTCGGCACCGTCTCGTAACGAGGATTGATATAGGGACTTTCTTTTTTGAAAATCGGCATTTAGTCTCATGAGATACTATTTATTTTTGATTAAAAGTCATTATACTTTTCTAATAACAACAATATTCCGGGAGAAAAAACATGTCCACATTGCTTGAACAAGCAATTATTGATGCGGCCGCACTCAGAGAAGCCGCAGTTAAAAGCGCAGAGCAGTCAATTATTGAGAAATACGCGCCAGAAATTAAAAAGGCAGTACAAGCCTTGGTAGAGCAAGAAATGCCCCCGCCCGATCCTATGATGATGGGCGCGCCCCCGATGGATCCCACTATGGGAGGTATGCCCCCCGGAGCACCCCCGATGGATCCTGCAATGGGCGGCATGCCGATGGATCCCGCTATGGGAGCACCGCCTCCAGGCCCAGATCCTGCTGCATTAGCTGGTATCCCAGTAGCACCTATGGCAGCCACAGACGGAGAACCGCTTTGCCCCTGTCCAGATGAAGGACAGCAAATAACAATAGATTTTAATGAATTAGCAGGCAGAATAGATGCCGAAGAGCAAGCCCTAGAGGCACAACAGGCTCAAGCCGCCGGCATGGCGCCCCCGATGCCTCCTGGCCCTCCCATGGGCGGCCCCCCTGGAATGGCGCCCCCGATGCCTCCCGGCCTCCCCCCCGGTCCGAGCCCCTTAGCTCCTGGCGGGCCCATGGGTCTGGCAGAAAGTATTGATAGTAAAACATTAACTTTGAATACGAAACATTTACAAGAGATAGTTGATTCCGAACTCGAATCTACAGACGATTCCTTTATTTCAGACGATTTGGTCGAAAGAATAGCCGAGGAACTTCGTGCAAACTTTAGCGCTCCCGATATGGGCCTTGGGGGTAGAACTACTCCCGCGGCCGTGGTACAGGAAGCGGACGAGATTGCACAAGCCGAGGTTGCGGTAGCTCAGGCCCGCGAAGATGCCGAAGAAAAAGAATTAAAAGAGCATTTTCGAAGATTACGAACGGAAATAAACTATCACAAAAATCAAAGCAACGAGTATAAGAAAGTGTTAAACAAGATGAAGGAACATGTTCATCGTGTCAACCTTTCTAACGCTAAGTTGCTTTATACGAACCGTGTATTAAGCGATCCCTCGCTGAATGAGCGACAACAGAATAAGATTGTCGACGCGATCTCCCAGTGCGGTTCTGTAGAAGAAGCAAAAGTGATCTATGAGACGCTTCAAAACGCAGTGGGCTCCTCTACCAACATCGGAAAGGCGCCAAAATCACTTCGGGAAGCAGTTAGTAGAGATCGATCTCTTCTACTTCCTAGGCGAACGAAAGAGAACAATTCTAGAGATGTGCAAGCATATCGAAGGATGAAGGCTCTAGCTGGCCTAAAATAGCACAAACAAAACAAAACAATACAAAAGGAGAAATTATAAACATGTCTGTTTTAAAGAAATTAACAGAAGGTATTGTCAGCAGGGATCTCGGCAAGGAAGGCAGCGCTCTACTCTCTAAGTGGGAACGCACCGGTCTTTTAGAAGGTCTTAGCAACGACAATAACCGTTCTAACATGGCTCGTTTGCTTGAAAATCAAGCTAAAGAGCTTTTGCGCGAGGCATCTACCATGGCTGGTGGAGATGTCGAGGGTTTTGCATCTGTTGCATTCCCAATCGTGCGCCGAGTTTTCGGTGGCTTAATCGCTAACGATCTTGTCTCGGTTCAGCCGATGAGTTTACCTTCGGGCCTCATCTTCTTCCTTGACTTCCAGTTCACACCTGGATCTACCACTCGCGGTAGCTCCGACGGTGATCAGTCGCTCTTCGGTGGCGGCGTGGTCGGTCAGGAACTCCAGGGAGGTGTAAGCCTTACTGGTTCTTTCGCCGAAGCTGGATTTTATTCCATGAATCAGGGCTACTCGTCTCCAACAGGATCAACTCAGCTTGATCTCGATGTTGTCTGGCAGGGTACTATTGGTGATGGCGTTAAAACCTCTGGCGGATCCGCATATGAGTTCACATTTAGTGGATATCACGGCGGAAGCACAACGCTCACAGCCGACAAACTGGTTCGCTACGATCCAGATCTTTCTGGTTCCGTTGTAGTCATCACAGCAGCTTCTGCTTCTGGACAGTGGCTGCATGCATCTGGTTCTAGACTTAACACCGATAACCTAATTGCAATTGAAGCAACAGGTTCTGGCGCGACACATAAGTCTGATGTCGATAGAAGCGAGTGCCGACTGGTTCGCCGATTGACAGATATTGTCGATCAGAACTCGGTAGGTAAGGGACTTCGTCAGCTAGATCTTGATAACCATCTTGGTTCTCAGGGTGATGCATCTGTCATCATGGTTTGGCAGGCTGTTGGTTCCACCGCGGCTGGCACAATCGACGCCTCGTTGATCGAAAACAACGGAGCATCTACAGATGTCGCCGGCGCGACCGGTAAGTCTTTCTCTTATCCGATCATCGACAACCTCGATAATGTCGGCGAGAGAGCACTTGGTGCCGTCGTTGGTGCTGATGTTTGGGGTCTTGAAAATGATCCGGGAATCCCCGAGATCGACATCAAGGTCGATTCAACAGCAATCACCGCGATCACCAAGAAGCTGAAGGCCAAGTGGACACCAGAGTTGGGACAGGATCTTAATGCCTATCACAACCTTGATGCCGAGGTCGAGCTTACTGGCATTCTCTCTGAGCAAATTGCTCTTGAGATTGACCGCGAGATCGTCAACGACCTCATTAGAGGCGCCACTGCTGGTACATATTACTGGGCTCGTTCCCCGGGTATGTTCCTCAATCGCGTATCTGGCGTTGAAATCGGAGCTAGCTCTGCTGCGCCCGACTTCACCGGTACAGTTAGCGAGTGGTACGAGACTCTTGTCGAGACCGTCAACGATGTGTCGGCACAGATCCACCGCAAGACTCTGCGGGGTGGAGCTAACTTCTTGGTCGTAGGCCCCGAAGTTGCCAATATCCTTGAGTTCACTAGTGGATTCCGCGCTAACATTACCGCTGATGCCGATAAGGGCACTGTCGGGGCAGTTAACGCTGGCTCGATCTCCAAGAAGTGGGATGTTTGGGTTGACCCGTACTTCCCCCGTAATGTGGTCCTCGTTGGACGACGCGGTAACAGCTTCCTTGAGAGCGGTTATGTGTACGCACCTTATGTGCCGCTGCAGACCACTCCTACAATCTTCGGAACGGAAGACTTCGTACCCCGTAAGGGCGTCATGACGCGCTACGGTAAGAAGATGGTCCGTCCTGATATGTATGGATTAGTCATCGTTCGCGGTCTACTGGGTGAGGCTGGCGCCACAAGCTAGTAAACACTAAGTTAAAGAAAAAGTTAAGCCCCCGGCAAAAAAGTCGGGGGCTTTCTTGTATCGTGGCCCTACTTATAGGTGAAAGAAGGAGATGGAGCTTTTGCTTCATTTCCGAACATATTTTAATTTATTATAGGAGGAAATAAATATGGGAAGAAGAATGAGTTTAGGCCGCATGGAGGCCGTTTTTGAAAAAATGTCGGAGGGCGCCCCAACCACAGTTGGTAACACAACCTTTGATTCCAAGACCGATCCACAGGCAGGATCAGATAGATATGAGCTTTTTGAGCCTTTCTTGCAGAGACCAGCGTTGAATGCTGTAGCGGCTGCACCGCTTACAAACGCAGACGCGTCACACAGTGATAACGATGCGTTGATTTTAGCTAGAAGTGTCGCGAATAGAAACTTCGAGGTTGCAGGTTCCGGAGCGACAACCGCTTTGGTTACCTTTGATCACGATTATCCGGGAATTACCCTTACTACTGGTACTTCCGACAATCATGAGATGATGATTCAGCCACACGAAGACACCAACCAAAGTGCTTGGGGTCTTGCGGGTATTTGGGACAGTCAAAACGAGGTTGAATGGTCTTGTGCCATTACAACTGGTGGTACCATTACCACTTACTCAATATTCGCTGGCCTTAAGTTGACCGATACGGGGGTTTACGCCACCGATACCGATCAAGCATACTTTGTTTCGTGTACTGATGACGACTTAGGAGCGTTTACATCTAATGGAAACCTTCACTTCGTGCACAGCATCGGAGGCACTGATTATATTTCTGATTTGGGGATTACGCTCGCTGCGGACACCACATACAGACTTAAAATCAAGATTGATTCAAGTAGACAGGTAAGCGTTTATGTTAATGGTGCTCAATACAGTCTCACTTCGGCTACTACTGCTGGTGGTGTTGATACGGGCAAAGGTACCGACATGTCTGCTGCGTTGACCAACAACAAGGCCCTTATACCGATCATCGGAGTAAGAGCACATGCAGGATCTGCCGCTAGAGCGCTTCGCGTGCACTACCAAAAGATCAGCAGAAAGCTTAGCTAATCATTGTAGTCCTTAGTTTCAAAAATATAATTATAAACCTTTAAAGTTTTGCCCCCTTCTTCGGAAGGGGGTTTTTCTTTTTTATGAACTATTTAATATAACATAGGGAGGCCACATTATGGGCAAAAAAAGAAGAATCTTAACAAGCAATAAATACAATACCAAACGAGCAGCTTGGCTGGAGCAAGTTAGAAGGACACAAGAACTGGTCGAACAAGTGGATCAGACTATCGAGACGGTCGAAGAAACAAACAAGGCAGTAGCAGACAAGACTTCAACTATCGAGCTTGTAGAAACACCCCTGCCCCTGAAAAGAAAAGTGACGAAGACCGTCACCCGTAGGACTACTAATAGAAAAGTTAAAAAGACAACGAAACAATAATTCTGTTTCAATAAAGAGCCGGTTTCTCCTTTGCTGAACTAATTAGGCATAGGAGGATTCATGTATGTCATACCCAACGCTCACACCGGCCAGCCAATTAAGCGCCGTTGTACTCCCGTCGACAGGGAGCACCTCTCTTGTCGCAGATTCGCTACCATACGGTATGTATACGGGATCCGTAGATTTCTTATCCGGCGCCTCCGAACAGGTAGCTTATACCTTTAAGAAGCTTGGTGGAGATGTTCTAGATATTGAGCTAACTGCCGGCAATGTGTACGCTGCATATGAGGAAGCCGTACTAGAATATTCGTATATAATTAACATACATCAGTCTAAGAATGTATTATCGGATTTGCTGGGCTCAACCACGGGCAGCTTTGATCATCAGGGTAGACTAGTTTCTGGCGATTCTTTGTCTGGGTCGAACCAGACCGATCGAGCAGTGGCGCTTAAATATCCTAAATATACGCTTTCTTATGAGCGCCGAGTTTCTGACGGAATTGCGCAACGCGCCGGCTTGGGCGGCGACAGAACTGAATATTCTGCTTCTTTTTCAACTCAGAGCGGCCAGCAAGACTATGACTTGCAGAAAATTGTTGCCGATGCCACGGGAGAATTATTTACAGATAAAGTTAATGAACCTGGCAAAAAGATTCGGATTAAAAAAGTGTTTTTTAAAACTCCACATGCCATGTGGAGGTTTTTTGGATACTATGGCGGGATCAATACAGTGGGAAATATGTCTTCTTACGGTATGTACGCGGACGATTCTACATTCGAGTTGATTCCCGCATGGCACAACAAGCTCCAAGCAATGCAGTTCGAGGACAACATATGGACTAGGGTTTCGCACTATTCATATGAACTCAAAGATAATAATATAAGAATATATCCAAAACCCTCTTCTGTGAGCCCCTCACAGATTTGGTTTCAATTTACAATTGATGAAAATCCATGGGAAGAAGACTCAACACGACAGTCGGGAACTCATGGTATCAATAACATGAATACGCTTCCATTCGAAAACATCCCTTATAAAAATATTAATGCAATCGGGAAACAGTGGATTAGAAGATTCGCCTTAGCACTAACGAAAGAAATATTGGGCCAAGTTCGAAGCAAATTCGCAGCAATTCCAATACCGGGAGAATCATTAACGCTAAATGGCCCGGCATTAATTGCGGAAGGTAGAGAAGAGCAGGACAAGCTTCGCGAAGAGCTTAAAACAACTCTTGACGAGCTTACTTATGCCAAGCTTATGGAGAAGGACGCATCGATTACGGATACAGCTAGGGCCATACAAGAGAAGGTGCCTTTGCCAATTATTGTAGGATAAGGAGAATAACGACCGATGGCAGGCAACAAATGGAAACAACCAGAACAACCTCCTCCGCCGCTATTCGCCGGTAAAAAAGAGCGAGATCTTGTCAAGCAGGTTAATGATGAACTAATTGAGCGCGTCGTCGGACAACAGGTGGTTTATTATCCGATAGATCTGATGAGGACGAACTTTCACGATCTGTACGGCGAAGCAATAGAAAAAACCTTTCTCCCCCCAATAAGAGTGTATGCCCTCGTCGACTGGGAAGGCCTTCGGACAGAGACGGGAAATACCGGATTAGATAAGACCTCTTCTATAACTGTGCATTTTCACAAGAGACGACTCACTGAAGACCAAGAGCTTTATGTTAGAGAGGGCGACTTTGTGGTTTATGGTAGTATATACTATGAGATTGTTACATTATCAGAGCCCAGACAAATATTTGGTCAAGCCGAGCACAAAATGGAGATCTCCGCGAAGTGTGTTAAGGCGAGAGAGGGACTATTTGATGCACTGTAGGAGGCTGTATTATGTCTAAGATTAAAGAATATGAATTTATGCCCTCGACCATTGAAACAATTGATCGAGCTTTTTTCACATGGATTAACGAAGATGTTAATGCGCATGCGACCACGAACAAGGGCTGGGATAAAGTACCAGTTATATGGTTATCAGCCGAGCGCGCCTTTCAAATTAAAAATGACAAGGATCTGAGAGATTCTACTGGAGCGCTTAAACGCCCAATCATATCTGTGGAAAAAGTTTCCATTGTTAAAGATCCGAACGACAAGGGGGGGCATTATGCCGCACTGCCCGATAATATAAACTATTCTAATGAAGATATGTCATCGGTCAGGGGCGGAGTTAGAAAAATTAATCGTCGCATTGAGCAAAAGAAAACATCTAACTTTGCAAATCAGACAATCAATGCTAATGATAGCGTCACTTCGCGAACGAAGAATACAAAAGTTGTTTATGAAACAATATTAGTGCCTATACCCGTGTACCTGAATGTGGTATATACTATTACAATTAAAACCGATTATTTACAGCAGATGAATGAGGTTATTTCAACATTTATCAACAAGCCAAATAGCTCTGCCATAAACTCAGTAATTATAAAGGCTGATGGGCATGTGTATGAAGCCTTTATTGAGGCATCATATGGACAAAAAAACAATATTACAAACATCGGCGAGAGCGAGAAGAGTTATGAGACTTCAGTAACCGTAAAAGTGTTGGGATATATAATGGGCTCTGACAAAAACGATGATAAGCCAAAAGTTGTAGTAAAAGAGAACACAGCAGAAATAAGGATATCTAGAGAAAGGTCAGCTTTGGGCGATATTAATCCCTATTTAGATAAGGACAAAGATTACCGAGAGTTTTAATTTATCTATTCAATAGTAATTTTGGACTTTCAACATTTTCAGAACTATTTACTAACGATAAAATAGTGTACTATACACAATAGATTATTTATTTTTTTTGATATAAGGAGTCAACACGGAATGTCAGTTAAAGGTTATAGGTTTGTATCGCCTGGAATTTTTCTTAGGGAGATAGATGAGTCCGTACTCACCCCCACGCGGCCAGAGAGAGGGCCGGCAATTATTGGCCGCTATCAGAGGGGTCCTGCGATGCGCCCCATAACGGTGACCAGTTATTCTGATTTTATAAAAATATTTGGACCACCCCACCCCGGCGGTAGCGATACCGATTCTTGGAGAGGGAACCCACATGGAGGCCCCACTTATGGCGCATATGCAGTGGAAGCTTGGCTTCAATCCGGAGTCGCGCCTGCGACCGTTTTTAGATTATTGGGCGAACAAGATCAGAGCGCAACCACCGCCGGAAAGGCCGGCTGGGATACTAAGAACTCTAGCGGAACCTCTGTAACTCACGCCGCCTCTGCTTTAAACAATACGACAGCCTACTCTTCAAACGGTGGCGCCTATGGACTATTCATAGTGGCCAGTGGTTCCGGAGACGGAGCAACTTCTACAACACCATCTGGCACTCCCACCGCACTGAACTATACTGGATCCTTGGCCGCTGTTTGGTATTTGACAGAAGGTGCAATATATCTGAAGGGCCCAGCAATTAATACTGCGATGGCCGAGGTCTCCGGCGCAGCCGGCGTGGTCAAATCCAGGTCGAATGACGGCGACAATCCGTCCACATTTACGGTAGTTATAGCAGACAGCGCAGGAACTACCTCGGAACATGTTTTTGATTTTACTCAAGGCGATACCGGAAGACATATTAGAGATTCTGGCGTATTCAACATGGACCCTACTGCGACGAACGGAACTACAGAGGCCTCCGGAGACAGAAAAACATATTGGCTTGGCGAAACATATGAACAGCAAGTTCAAGAGCTTGTAACGGAAATCAGCGGAAACGCCGGCTACCAAATGGGCATAATCCTTGGCCTAGGTAATTCAAATGCAGAGTGGCAGCAGCATCGAGAGGGATATACTGATGCGAAAACTGGCTGGTACATTGCCCAGGACACCGGTACTCCATCAAATTATAATGCACTCACTGCACAGAAGCTCTTCCGATTTCATGGCCGCGGCCACGGAGAATGGCTGCAGAATAATATGAAAATATCGATTGAAAATCTCAAGAAGTCTAATAATACAAAATATTTGTATGGAAGTTTCGATGTCGTACTGAGGTATATCAACTCTCCAGACTCGCCAGATACAGCGGTAGAAACCTTCTCAGGCTGCAGCTTAGATCCTAATTCTGAAAACTATATTGCTAAGAAAATTGGTGATAGATATGTACAATGGGATGCGGTAAATGTTCGCGCGAGAGAATACGGCACATATGACAATATGTCGGACTATATACGAATCGAAATGAACGAGTCCGTCAAGCGAGGCTCAGTCGCTCCCGAGTTATTGCCATTTGGGGTCTATGGTCCTCCAAGATTCAAGCCTTTCATGCTTGTAAATTCCACCAGTGGAATCGTCTCACCCGGCGCCGGAACTGCTGCAACAGCAACGATAACCGTTAATGGTGCAGCCTCCGCCTCCGAGACTCTTACGCTAATTGACTCCGCAGGCAGAAGCGTGGCATATACTGCCGCCACTTCGGAGGATACGAGCGCTTCACCGCCCGAATTCGCGCGCTCCTCTGGCGGAGCTACGGCTATAGCAGCGTCTCTTGCGAACTGTATTGCAGCTGCGAATGGTCACAATGGAACAATCACCGTTTCTGCTGCGAGCAATGTACTCACCTTAACGCAGACCGTTAAAGGTACAGTTGGCAATACTACGATCACCGACGGATTAAGCAATGTCACGACTTCTGGGTTCTCTGGCGGTACAGACACTGCCTTCGCCAATGCATTTGTTGAGGCATCCGGTGCGATTCCAAACTTCATGATTGACGCCAACGGTCCGGACACAATTACTTCGACCCTAGGAGATGTTCCAGACGCTAGCCAATACGAAGTTTCTTTAGGAAGTGACGCCAGTAGATGGAGCTTTGAGTTCCCGGCCCCTCGACTTGTTGCCAAGGCCAACTCCTATGGCACCACCGATCACCACTCTCACATGGGAGTCGAGTGGTCCAAGCTTACAAGCGACTCCGATGATACGCCAACATTACAGTTACAGTCTGGCGTTGTTGACACGCTTAGGAGATTGCCTTCTTATTACGCAGCTTACGAAGACGACCCGTACAGCTATGATATGGAATATGCCTGGATCTTTACTTTGGACGATGTACAATTAGAATACAATGCTGGCATCACCAGCAACAATGTAACGCAGCCAAAGGCATACTATGTTTCCGGCTCTAGGCAATCTAGTACAGACTCTACCGCTTTAACTGTCCGCCCAGCGCCAGATGGAAAAAGTTGGACTGCAGTGTCCGGCGCCTTCCACACAGGAAGCTTGGGATTAGTGGACTTAGGATACGGCCAGTTTACAACCTTATTCCACGGCGGTCACGATGGCTTAGATATTCAAGAGAGAGAGCCCTTTAGAAATTCGTATCTCGATGACGCATCGGCAGACAGGACAACAAACTATGGATATAACACAGTACTCCGAGCAATTGAGACCTTGTCCGATCCAGAATATGTTGAATACAATATTCTATCGATGCCCGGGCTGACTGAACGCAATCTAACAAAGAAGATGATTACAACTTGTTCCGACCGTGCCGACGCCTTGGCAGTTATCGATGTCGAGGGTGGTTTTGTGCCATACACCGAATCGAACGCGACAGAGGTCAACAGACGCGGAACTATAAAGGATATCGTCAGCAAGCTTAAAGACAGAGAGCTTGACAATAGTTATGGTTGTGCCTATTATCCATGGGTTCAGGTCCGAGATAATAGAACAGGTCAGAGATTGTGGGCCCCGCCATCGGTGGTAGGAGTTGGAGTTATGGGAGGCTCTCAGTCTAAGGCAGAGCTTTGGTTTGCCCCCGCAGGATTTGTTCGCGGCGGACTGACTAGCCAGGGCGCCCGATCGGGCGCAGCCGGCTTAAAGATTTTAAATGTCAGAGAGCGCCTTACTTCTAGCGACCGTGATGATTTATATGAACGAAGCGTTAATCCTATCGCCAAATTCCCTTCGGAGGGTTTGGTAGTGTTTGGACAGAAGACACTACAGCTGGTGCCATCTGCACTAGATAGAATCAATGTTCGTCGCTTGTTGTTATATGTTAAGAAAGAGATTTCTTTAATTGCTCACACAACACTGTTTGGTCAAAATGTCCAAGCTACTTGGGATTCGTTTAGAAGTAGAGCGGAAACATTCTTGTCTGATGTGCAGTCCCGGTTTGGTTTAACTGATTTCTTGGTCAAGCTCGATGAGACAACGACTACAGACGATTTGATTGATAGAAACATTCTATACGCTCAAATTTATCTGAAGCCAGCAAGAGCAATTGAGTTCATTGCTATTGACTTCATTATTACAAAGAGTGGTGCTTCTTTTGATGATTAAAAAAATAAGAAAATTAGTTGAGCACTATATAGTATTAGAAAGAGGAGAAACTTTATAATGGCAGCAACATTCTGGAGAAACGCAGCCCCCGTTCAAGAGCCAAAGCGCGCTTATCGATGGTTCGTGCATTTCACAAATTTAGGAGCAAGCTCGTACGGCGATAACGAAGGCGGCTGGTCTTCTGATGGTGCCGCGCTACAATATGCGTGCAAGAGAGTCGATAGACCGTCTTTATCGGTATCAGAAACGGAGCATACATATATTAATCACAAATTTTACTATCCCGGCCGAGTTGAATGGTCAGAAGTTTCTCTATCTTTCGTTGATGTGGTTGGGGCAGACGGCGCCGCCGATATATTCCTTGGCATGCTTTATGATGCCGGATATAAGATCCCCGGGTCCTCCGGCGATCTCAGTGACCAGCCAAATCTAGTCACCCTTGGCAAGCAAAGCATGATTGATGCTTTGGGGGATGTGGTTATTACCATGGTCAATGCACATGGCGATCCTATAGAAAAGTGGACGCTACATAATGCGTTCTTTAAGAGTGTGCGCTTGTCTGGATTAGACTATGGCAGCGAAGAAATGCTTACAGTAGACACTAGTGTTCGATATGACTTTGCAACCTATGAACGCATGGGCTCGGCCTCCGGCGAAGGCGGCGATGCCGACGCTCCGAATCTTTTAGGCTCCTCAGTAAACGGCAAACTCTGGGGATAACAAACAATTCCAAGCTCAACCAAATTACCACACATTTAAAAGATAAATAGCTTAACATACGATAGCGATTATTATATTATATTGTTAATGCTGAAACATTGAACATTAAGACAACGAGGTATAAATGTCAAGAAAAAATAAGGATCGACTGAAGTCGTCGTCTCCGCCTGTACCAGCGACCATGCAACAGCATGAGGCCCCTGGTTTATCATATGTAGTACCCACCGAATTTGTGGAGTTGCCAAGCCGCGGCAAGCACTATCCAGAAGATCACTCGCTTTGTAACAAGGAAGTTGTAGAAATACGACACATGACAGCAAAAGACGAAGATATATTAACATCTAGATCTTTATTAAAAAAGGGATTAGCGATCGATCGCCTCATCCAGAGCGTATTGGTAGAGAAGTCGTTTGATGTCGATAGTTTGCTGGTTGGCGATAAAAATGCTATATTAATTCAGACTCGTATACATGCATATGGAGCAGAGTATGAAACTAAGGTTCTTTGTCCGTCTTGTTCCACCCCCGGTTCGAATAATTTCAATTTGATGGAAGTGGAGCTAAATCACGGCGATGATTGGGGTGAGCTAAATGTGAGTGGGCCAACAGAGCACGGTACATACTCAGTTGGTTTGCCTAAGAGCGGCTTGGCAGTAGAAGTCAGGCTATTAACTGGCCGCGATGAAAAAAATGTAATGAAAATTATTGAAAATCGTCGAAAGCACAATCTAATGGAAACTCCAGTGACAACACAAATGAAACAATTTGTTGTATCTGTGGGCGGACACACAGATCGAGCACAGCTCAACAACTTTATTGAAAATATGCCAACATTGGATGCACAATATTTACGAGTTGCATACAATAGAATAGTACCAAACATAGACATGACTCTGCCATATAGCTGCGCCGAGTGCGGGACAGAATCCCGACTGGAGGTGCCATTTACGGCGGACTTTTTTTGGCCTAACCGATGAGTATATGGCAAATGTGTATGAAGAGTTCTTTCTTTTAAAATATCATGGAGGTTGGAGCTTCTTTGAGGCCTATAACTTACCAGTTGCGCTACGCAGATGGTTTATAGACCGGCTAGCACAACAATTTGAAAAAGAAAATGAGCAGGTTAAGCAGGCTCACGAAGATGCAAAGTCAAAAAGAAGTTAAGTCACGCGTCTTAAGCTGGAAAAGGAAACTTTTCCAGCTTTTCTTCTATCTATAACTAATTATTTTGGGGATGCACACGATGAATCAAAAAACGATTAATGAAGACAAGATTACTAAAGTTGTAATTGATCTTAATGCTATACAAACTGGACAAATAAACGAGGCTGGATTTTTAGGCATGTTCGGTTGGGTTGTCGAAAAAATTTTAGGCAGTATGTTCGGCGGCGGAGCCATCCCAGTACAGGTTAAAGGAAATCCAGCACAAATTAGCTCTTTTGCTAACACTCTCGCTAGCGAAAAGAAATATATGGATTCGTGGCGAACACATGGACTCGATGACCCGCGTACATATAAAGATCATGCTGTATTGAGAAAATCGGTAAGCAATTTTGAGAGGCTGACTGGCTTAAGTTGGCCGTTTCAATAGGAGATAGACGATGGCAAATGGACCAAGTCCGGTTAACCCAAAAGATGTGAAAACTGCGGAAGAGTTTGATGAACTGCTTAAGCGTATAAAAACAGATTCCGAAAAAGCCGCGGCTGCAATGGGACAGATGGCGAGTGCCCTAAAGGGAACGGCTCAGGCGACAGACTATCAAAACCGTGCTACCAGATCTCTGATTAAAGGCCTAACAGATCAGATAGCCCTGATTCAGCAACAGATACAGGCGAACCAAGGAAATACCGCAGCTGTGGCCAAGCTGACCGCGCGGCTGCAGGTTGCGAACGGGGAGCTTAATACAATAATAGACAAAACGCAGGCGCAAGCGCGAGTCTCGGAAGCAGCCGAAGGAGCCGTCCGTAATTTAGCTCGATCGTTTGGTATCGCCACGGACGCTTCATCGAATTTTATATTTCAACTGGCCTCGCTAGCGGCCAAAGCCGGATCCGGAGAGAGAAAATTAATTTCTTTGCGAAATGTCACCGCCGGACTGACCACAACCTTTAATACGCTCACTAGCTTTATGGAGCAGGGATTTTTAATCGTTCTTAAGAAAGGTTGGGATATCTCCATGGGCCTTGAAAACGCACAGGCCCAGTTCGCCCAAACTGTGGGTCTCACTACGGGGAGATTAGACGACTATAAGAGTTCAATAGAGGCGATCACCTACGCAAATCTTCGTGCGGGGGTTACATCACAACAAGTAGGCGAAGCTTTTGGTACATTATATAGCACTGTGACCAATTTCACTCATATGAGCCAAGAAGCCCAGCGCGCCATGTCGGAAACCATATCGGTATTAATGCAAAGTGGCACCTCAGCACAGCATGCTGCGCAAAGCATGCAAATGTTGAACAAAGTCATGAATCAATCAGGCTCTACGGCAGCTCAATCGGTTCGGCAACTAGATGCTTTTGCTCGTTCTTTGGGCGTTCCGCCAAGAATAGTGCAACAAGATTTCGCAGAAATGAGCATGGACTTAGCCGTCTATGGAGATAAGATGATCAGCACATTCCAAAATTTATCGATTGCATCAAAAGAAACCGGCATATCAATGAATCGGTTGATGTCAATAACCGCCCAGTTTGACACCTTCGAAGGCGCGGCAAACGCCGCTGGTCGACTCAACGCAGTCTTGGGTAAAGACTTGTTTAATTCCTTGGATATGTTGTTGACCACAGATCCTACTGCAAGATTTCGAAAATTAAGACAAGGGATAGAAGAAGCAGCAGGCGCGTTCGAACAGATGGAATATTATGAAAGGCGTGCAATTGCATCAGCTGCAGGCTTAGAAGGAGTGGGAGAGTTGGCCTTATTGATGTCCCGTCGACTAGAGACTGGAACAGTGGCTATGCGGGATCAAGCTATGACCGCAGAGGCCATGGCGGATCAGCAGATGGCCCTTATGAGCCTACAGCAAAGATGGAACGCAACACTGCAACAGTTAGCTCCGTATTTGGGCCAGCTTATGAGCCAGTTGGTCGGGTGGGTCAAACATATTTCAGACAACGCTGAGGCCTGGAAGAGAAAAGCGACAACTTTGGTAAAAGTTTGGGGAGCTTTGAAGCTCCTTGGCGCCATTTTACCAATACTACAGACAGGCATGCATGCCTGGACTGCCTCTGCCACCGCCGCAGCCGGCGCCGCAACGGGATTGCGAATGGCTCTAATTGGCGGCGGTATGCTCGGCGGCGTTGGTTTGGTGGTGGCGTTTAGCATGCTGGCCAGAAACTTGTTTACACCCCAACACTCCCCTTCTTTATATGACGGCCTTGCGGCACTGCCCTCGCGTTTAAGGCGCAACGCCGCCGCCGCCCGTGATGCGGCTACCGGCTTGCGCGACCTATCTACATCGGCGTCCCCCCTCGCTCCCGCCATGGCAAACGCATTAAGTGTCGTTAACCGCTTTCAAGATGTTGATACTCACGGCATGAATAAGGTAGCTGGCTCGATCAGAAACATCGCCGGCGCTTTAAACGAGGTGGATGTAAACAAGTCGCTTCAATTTAGGGCTTCTGTTGAAACCTTTGCCAGCCACAATGTGGCCCGGGTTGTCAACTCGGCTGTGCAACTCTCCAGAGATGATGTACAAAAGGTTACCGACTTGGTCGAACAAGCAAATAAGTTATCTGCAGCTAGTAGAGTTTCTCAAGGGGATGAGTTAAGTGCCTTGGTTCGTTCCGTGGCTCAAATAGCCGCACAAAGCCGCGCCGGCGGTACCGGCGGGGGCGGAGGCGGTTATGCTGGTCCGGAAAATGTTGAAGTCACGCTAAATATGCACGGCTCAACACTCGCACGCCAAGTGGTGCCCATGATTACTGGCGAAATTAATAAACAATTAAATCGCCGCGGCTACTGATACTCCTGAGATAAAAAGGTTTATTTTTGTACTACCTATATATATTATACAATGGCGATCACTTTAATTCCAAAATTACTTAATGTTTCCTGTACACTAACGGTGGTGCACGATCACCTTCTAGGGTTTGATCGTTCCACTGGTCAGTGGATCCATTCCGGCCACGGTACCGAAGACATGAAACATTTTCCGTATGGCCTGGACATAACGGAATCACCAGACATTAAAGCTTCTATGGAAATGTCCAACGCAGACGATATTTCTACGACCGAAGCTTCATCTGGAGACGGCCGAGATGCCTATGGCGGCGCAGGGGGCTGGAAGTCGGACTGGGGAGAAGGTAACACATGGCACGAGTTAAGCCTATTTGAAAATGGAGACATCCGCGAAGCTGTTCTCGCAAGACAAAGAGAATACTTTATAACACTAATAAACATACCAACCGGGATGACTCTACACTTTAAAGCCCTCATAACAGGGTTGTCGGATTCTTATACAACAAAGTGGGACTCTCAAACACTGTATGGTCGAATGGATCCGGTAAAATCATTTCAAGGAACGCAAAGGGTGGTGTCTATCAGGTGGGATATAGTGTCTTCTTCCATAGAAGAAGGAATTGAAAATCTGAGAAAATGCACAAACTTTGCAAAGATGCTTTATCCCACACAAACAACAAGAGGTAGTGCTACATCGATAAAGGCGCCCCCAATGATGGCAATTAAATTTACAAACCTCGTATCGCAAGGTCCAACAGACGCGAACAGGGCCCTCACTGGAACAATCAACGGATTCAACTTTAATCCCGATTTTGGTTCATCTGGTGCTGGATTCTTTGAAGTAGACGATGAAGATCCGCGGCTCGGAGGCACCATATCAATATGAGTATATCGGAACAATTAACATTTTATGGTACCGGCTCGCTTGGCCGCTCGGTTGAAAATGTATACGCTCGTAATGGTGGTATGGTACTTTCGTTTTCTAGTCTCGCCACGGGCGTACGCGCAGATTTTAAAGCTTTTATAACAGATTTTATGGACAACTTTAATTCTTCGTGGGCTTCCGATCAGCCGTATGGAAAGGCCGATCCCATTAGACATTTCTCAGGCACTAGCAGGACCATGCAGGTTTCCTGGCAGTGCGTGGCTTCAACCGCCGAAGAAGCCGCCGACAACATGAGAAAAATATCAGCACTGGCACAAATGCAGTATCCCATTTATGAAAATCGTGGCCATATCTCTTCTGGTTCACCCGGCGCCGAAGAAGGCCTTGCTCTCGGAGAGGCTATGCGATCAGACTCAACGGACGCTCATCGCTGGTGCATATCCGGCCCGCCCTTAATTGTGGTTAGGTTTGCGAACTTGATAAAGAGCGCCATTGATGGACAGAACGCACGCAACTATGGCCAGATACCATACGGTTCATATCCAGATCCCGAAGTTATTTCTAAGCGGCTGTATGGAGAAGAGATTATAAGTGGCGTCATCGGCGCCTTTGATTCGTTTCACATCAGCCCTAGAATAGATGCCGGTTTTTTTGAGATTGATTTTGGCGTATTGTACCCAAAAATATACGATCTAACCTGTATGTTTACCGTTTTACACCAAGCTACGCCAAACATTTTAGCCGACGAAATAACTGGCGAGTTTAAAAATGCTTTTGGTGATATTTATGGTGTAGGGTTTGCTAATCGAACTGGCTATGGCGATCCAGATACCGACGACGGCGAGTTAGACTAATGAACAAGAAAGAGGATAAACAAGATGGCAAAATCTAGATACAAAAATCGTCGAAAAATTATTAATAATAGTGAAATTGCAGAAACTCGACCGACTACAAACATAGAACACTATACGACTCCAAAACTGCTACATCCGACAGAAAAGGGAAAAAAAGCTTTAGCCAATGTGGAGCATATATGGTCTCACGGAGATCGTTACTGGAAGCTGGCTGCTCATTATTACAACGATTCTGGATATTGGTGGGTAATCGCGTGGTACAACCTGAAACCTACTGAGGCACATTGTAAAATCGGAGATTCCATATATATACCAAAGCCACTAAATAAAGTTCTTAAATATTATGGTTATTAGGATTAAAATAAACAATAGCGGAGATAAAAATGTCAGTTTCGGATAGCCGGTTAGCGAGGAGAAAGAAAAATGAGCAATGCCTATTGCTACATTACCTGTTAGAGGGGGCCCTCCCAGACGATGAGGGCGACGGGATAGGCATAGCTCATTTTAACGAAAACTGTAAATATACATCCTTTATACCAATTAAGGGCAAACCGACAGAGATGATGAGCGCCTTAACAGGCAGATCGGATCTGGCTTCGTTATTACACCTTACCCCATACCAACTTTCGTTCTTAGTACCAAAAATTAGACTATACAAAACTTATCTCGGCCAGCCCGGCGCCGAACACGAAGACAAAACTTGGGATGTTGAACTATTATTTGCTGACAATTTCCCGGGAATCATAGAAAACACTGCACTAGCAGAACACTCTAATCCAGTAGAAAGGATGTTGTCTGACCGCGCAGGCCGCGGCACGGGAGTGGGTATAAGAGGGTTTAGCTGGAAATATGAGGGTACAAACCCGGCAGAGGCCGCCAATCTTTTAAGTGCGAATTTGAGCATACACCTTAATGATATCCGAGAATTATTTGAAAAGCGCGGCCCGTTCTCAGCAACATTAAACCCTCCCGAACCCAAGGAAGACGGGACTCTGGCAGAAAAAGAAGACTGTTACTTCCAGTTCGCAGATTTGATAATGCGTACAGCCAGCACCGGAGAAGCTTCGGTCCCTCGCGGTGTTAGCGATGCGGATAGTGAGGCTTTCTGTAAATGGATGTGGTTGTATGATCCAGAGTATTTTGAGCTTAAAGCCGTGGTCGGCTGGGAATTTAAGGACGGCGCGCCTTTCAGTCCAGCACAAAGGCAAAATTTGAAAAGTGCTAGCATAATATTATACTTAACAATCTATGATCATGTTATTTCCTATAACGAAGATGGTACCATGAGCCTTGATATATCGTATAAGGCCGCAATCGAAGGCATATTAGAAGATAGAAATACAGACCTGTTTTTAACCGTGTTCGAAAGAACGAGACAGGCGCAGATTGAAGCAATGATAGAGGCATTGGAAACTGGCGACGATCAAATAGTATCGGGAGACGGGAACATTAGAGCGGATCCGCAAAATGCATATGAAGCTAGTGCCGATCCCACCGCCCGCGGCACCCAGCGAGCGGGCCTATCCAAAGGGCCCGCCAATGAGTTGAGCGACGAGGGCCTGAAAGATGCACTTATAAGTCATCTAAACGAAATGCGCGGCCTGACGAGAGGCATGGGATATGCTACATTACAAAAATGGTTATGGGACGAAACATACATTCCAACATTGAATGATCAACATCTTGGCGAAACCCGGGTTGTTACCAACCGCGGCAGAAAGTTGAAAGAAGATCCTGTAGATTATTCCGCCACCGCCACCGGCGGCAATGCCGGTGGCCATCTCCAGGACCCCCAAACCGGCTTCACGAGGCTCGTAGCCTTTTCGGATAGTGCCTATGCTGGAGGAACGCCTCCGGCCGGATTATACGGTGCACCGTGGCCCCTGAGCTATGCTTACCCCCACGGCGCCGACCACGGAGGCCTGACAACGATACCAGGCACGGGATGGCCAGGTGCGCATCTTGGACTATCTAGAATTAAAACAATTTTAGTTGATCCAATGGCTGTCGGCCGGGAAACCGAGAACGCCACCGGCGCCGAGGATGTTACTTCCATTACTTTTGTTGAGCCTCCGTGGGCCCAACAAGACACGGGGGGCAATGACCGCACCCTCTCCCTAGACACGGGCATGGGCTCCTCCGGGGCCTTGGCTGGCACCGGAATCGCCCCGGGCTCGATAGCGCTCGATGATGAGCAGGCCCGGGAAATCGGGGAACAAATGGATCAGGCCATCGGCGAAGGAATGTCACCCGGGCTGGCCACCGGCAATGAACAGCAGTCACACATCTCTCAGCGGGCTATTAACAGCACTGTTACAAGACAGGTGTTGCACGATCTCAATCTTGGCAGCGGAAATCCTGTTGGCGATCAGGATGCTGCCACCAAGCAGGCTGTGGGTAATAACACCTATCCGCTCAGATATATTTATTACGGAGATCTGTTGGATTGGGCAATCAGAAAAGCTTTGTGGCGCCCTCCCTTTACACCAGATCAATTTTATGTCGCTCTAGATACATTTTCCGATATGGCCAAACAGGCCGGCGCCGCCCAAGATCGCTTATATCAGTATTTTGGATCGTTATCAGCTCTTGATCTTTTTTATGAAGCTCCAAATACTCCTGAAGCAGACAGTAACCCAGTCCCAGGCCAGACAAACAATACCGGCGGTAGCATCATGGGCCCGTCGGTACCGCAGTCAATGGGAGATGCATCACAAAATCAACAAACAGTTACAATATATGATGCTATAAAAAGACTAGATAACATGAAAGAGAGGAAGTTTGATAAGCTTAATATTGTAGTTGGTTCGGTAGAATATTTTGATCCCGTTAAAGGAATTACAAGAGATGTCAATCTCGCAGACATTCCAATATCTTTGGCCAGATGGAATGAGTTTTTTATCAACAAAATTCAACGCCCGGGCGTCTATAGCTATAACTTAAAACAATTTATAAATGACACATTAAACGATTTGGTGTTAGATATTTTAGGTGGTAGAGGATGTTATGCTAGTCCCGCCCAGTCGAACTTTACCGAGCAGACCTTCGATATCGGAATTACTAATTTTACGCTTCCAGCCTATTACAATCCGGAGACGGAAGAGTATGAAAATCCTGCATCATTTATAACCTCGCCAGAGATGTACATAAATCCAGATCCTCCAGATGGCGAGGAGCCGAATTATCGTATCGATGTTAATAAAATTATGAATGCTCTGGCGGGAGATGCCATGAATCCTGATAGTCCCAAGACATCTCTGTTCGAAACGAGCGAAGACAATACAGAAGTTTTTCACTTTATAGCTATTTATGCCCGGGGCTATGAGTCGTCTACTTTATTGGGCCTAGAGACCGACGAAGAGGCGGAGGCGGCATCTGAGCCCGGCGGCTGGATTGAGTCCCAGCTAGGAGAAGCATATGCCGACAATCCAACCATGCCAGGGGATTTGTCTCGCGGAATATTTCATTTTTATTTAGGCCAAAACCAGGGCATGATCAAGAGTATTAAATTTACACGAACAGATCAAGAATACCTTGCCGAGGCAAGACTTATGGGTCACGGAGCTTTTGGATATAATCAGCTGAGAGGGAGATATGAGGCAACGGTTATAATGCAGGGGAACACCTTCTTTCTGCCGGGACAATATATATACATAAATCCAGACAGTGTTGGTTCTGGCGATTTTGGCACCGATTATACTGATGCTGCTTTGTTGTTGGGCCTAGGCGGATACTATGTCGTGCTGGATATTGAGAGTACTATCACCGCAGAGTTCTATGAAACTACTTTAAAGTGTGTGTGGCATTCTGCCGGTAGACTTGATATCTGCAAGGCTTCCTCCGGAAATGAACAAAATCTACTCGCAAAAGGCGCCCGCATTACCTCTGAAGACGCGTCGTCGTTTGCACTATCCATCGCGCCACTTTCGGGCGAGCCTGGGTCCGGCCCTGCTAGCGAGTTACCGTTCGGCGACCCGGGCACTCCCGAGGCTGGAGACTAAATAATGGCAAATGAATATGATTTTAAAGGGAAAAATAGCCAACAGGCCAGGGCGCTATTCGAAAACCGCAAAGAGTACAGAGATGGTGCACTTTTCCTAACAGAGGATGGGGTGTTCACCTCCGGAGTTCAAGATTTCTTTGTAGGAACCGACTTGTCATTCTATGGCAGGACAGATGAAAAAAGAAATTTTGTAATTCTCCAGCCGGGCCGCACAAGATATTTTAAAAGCACTCCCGCTGACAAAAAGGCATCAGGGCATAGGGCTGCAGACTTCGTAGTGGACGCTTATGAAAATTTTATAAAGGAGTTTGAAACTCTTGTAAGAGAATCTCGTTGTGGCATCTCGGCAGATGATGTAAATCTAAAAGTCATCAGCGCGTGGAAACCTCATACGATTGCTGCCAGTATAGCGGTTGTGTATACAGTCCGAAGTATCGAAATGGGCATTTTTGATCATAGAGCAACAGGCAAATCACACTGGAGAAGGCTTAATGATTTAGTAACAATAGAACAATTTATGGACAAGGTCTCACAACACATCCGAAGCAACCAGGAGATATTGAAAAAAGTTCCAATAACCCATACTTCGATTCTGTCATCCAGTCATTGTTCCGTAATCAATAGCGGCTTGTCAATTATATTAAAGGATACTAAATTTGATGACGATGAGGCTAAGTCCGTATTCATGAACGAGATCATATTTGATTTCTATAGACAAGCTGCATTAAAGCACGGGTTTATGATTAATAAAAATGCGCCGTGGCAAATAGTGGCGAACCTCGACTCCTCGGCCATGGCCGGCTACATGGAAGAGAGGCTAACCTCGAAAGAAGACTTGTGGAATACTCATTATACAGCAGCGCTCCACGGCGATATCGAAAATATAAAGAAGCTTATACTGGCAATGTGGAATGGGTTTGTTGACAAGAATCCCGTGGCCAAGCGCAGATCACCTAGGTGCACCGCCGGCGGAACCACTCCCATAAAAATAAAGCGAACAAGATATACAGTAGATCAGTTAAACGAAAAAATAAAAACATCCCAATGGATTAAACTTTACTGTGAAATTAAAGCGGTTGAATCTATTGGCAAGTTTACCGAAAATATTATAGACAGAATAACAAAAACAGCCGTTGGCGTAGAAAAAAATCTTGACATCGAGGCCGCAGTGAGTTATATTAATGAACAGTTTAAGAACGAAGCATTTGAAAATCGGCTACCTCCACAAAAATTCTTACCCAATGCAGAGAAGCTTGAAAAGCGACAACAGTCAGAATATCAGTCAAATGTTGCGATAGAAACGACTGATTATTAATAAGCAAGGAAAAAAATTGTTATTTCAACTGATAGATAATAAAATAGATTGTATGGGATACTGTGCGGCCGGCAAACTATTTTTTGAAGAAGAATTGCCAGAAAACTTGAGCAAGACATGGAAATATTCGAGCGCTCTTGAGGGCATTAACAGCAGTAGAATTGACTTTGCAAGCTTATACTGTGCCGGGCAGTCGTTCGAAGAGGTATGCCCTCCTCACCTGCAAGACCGATTAGATATCCACACAACAAAATTGAAGGCTTTTTTGAGATCTTTTATGGAAGCAAAGGTGTCGTTGGACGAAAATTGTTTTTTCAATCTTGTACCCCACAAGTTCTTATTAAGTTACTATGATATAAGAAATGACATAACCAAATATGTATTTGACAATTACCAAAGACCAGAAAATTATATGTTTTTAGTAAGGCTAACGAAAGTGCTAGAGGAAATTAAAAGACAGCCGCTAAATTTAGATCTCTCGGCACTGAGGAATCAGGCCCACAATCTTGCAGCAAAAAATTTCATACAGAAGGTAAGCCAGAGTAAGCAGATTTGTGATTACAATATATTTGGCACCAAGACCGGCCGCCTCACAACAAAAAAAGGTACTTTTCCAATCTTAACAATGGATAAGAAATATCGCTCCGTTCTGAAACCAACAAACGATTGGTTTGTGGAGTTTGATTTTAACGCCGCAGAGCTAAGAACGATTTTATCTTTAAGCAACCAAAAACAGCCAAGAGAAGATATCCATGCTTGGAATGTAAAGAACATATACAATGATAGAGTAACAAGGGACGAGGCAAAAAAGAAAATATTTGCTTGGCTGTATAATCCTAACTCTACAGACAATGCTCCAGATAAATATTATGACAAAGCATTTATAGAAGGGATGTACTACTCAAATGGTGTAATAAGCACTCCCTTCGGAAGAAAAATAGAAGCAGACTCGCATCATGCAATTAATTACTTAGTGCAAAGCACTAGTTCAGACAATACACTAAAACAGATGTATAGGTTACACAGCTTGTTGCAAAATTGTAAATCATTTGTGGCATTCACAATGCACGATAGTGTGATAATTGATCTGTCACATGAGGAAAAAGATCTTATTCCTCTCCTGGCATTAACTTTCTCGGAAACGGCTCTTGGAAACTTTGAAATAAACATTAGCGCCGGCGTGGATTATGGAAGTATGAGAGAGTTAGGGTAAAGCAGGATATGAATTTGATAGGTCTCGGAGGATTTGGCTGTGAGGTTGTGGACAAACTAAAAGAACATCCACAATACAGTGTATACAAGATTGATCATGGCTTGTCGGGCTTGAAAAAAAATGGGATATATAATTTTCCCAACTTTTCAAGCGCTGAGCAATATGAAGAGCAGTGCCCATCGATGAAAAACTTTTTTAAAAATATAAGTGGCGAAGCTGCGCTGGTCGTGTCGGGCCAGGACGCAATCTGCTCGGCTACTTTAAGAATTTTAGAAACAATCAAGGATCGCACAAGTATAAGTATAATATATTTTAAGCCTGATGCGCTTTTGCTCGACGCCCACGGCCGATTATTAAACAATGCTGCGTTTAATGTGTTTCAAGAATATGCTAGGTCCGGAATATTTTCAAAGATTTATATAGTCTCTCAAGAACTGCTCAGCACGGCGATAGGAGAGGTACCGATTATTGACTACAAGAAAAAGACAGCAGAATTTGTTTCGTTTGTTTTTCATATAATAAATGTTATGACACATAGTGAGCCTGTGTATGCTAATTTTACTCCCGCAATCGATATAGCGAGAATCTGCACTTTCGGGATGGCCTCGATCGAAGAGCAAGAAGAATTGCTGTTATTCCCAATCGAGTATCCCAAAGAAAAAACTTATTATTATTTAATTCCCGAAGATGTTTTAAACAAAGATGTCAAGTTGATGAAAAAGATAATGGATCAGGTTAAAAAACGAACGGAAGATGGTAAAATAAAAATAAACTTTGGTGTATACCAATCAGAATATGAAGAGCCTTTTGTCTATATTGTTTCAAGCTCTTCTATAATACAAGGAGCAAATTACAAATGAAAAAAATAAGAGAAATAATATCAGGCATCTTCGGCTGGATCGGTCGGCTTCCGTGGAAAGCTTTTTGGAAATGGACATCGGTTGTATTACTAATAGTATCGGTTGTTGGTTCTGCTGTATATCTAGGCCTCTCTTCTTATGATAAGGGCTATGAACATGGCAAAAGAGAAGGGCAGTGCCAAGTCGGATGCGCATTTTTAGAAATGGAATACGAAAGTTATGATGACGAAGGCCGCTGCTGGTGTGCCTCCGGCAACAACGCGTATTATGCCGTACCGCTTAAAAAAGATTTTTAAAAAAATACTTGACATAGTAATTGAAATGGGATATATTTATATAGTATACCAACTTTAGCGAGGTGAAATATTTGTCATCTCGACTATAGGCCAAACAGCCACAAATAAAATAAAAGGAGAAAATAAAAATGGCAATTGATATGAGTAAAATGAGGGCCCGAAAGCAGGCTCTTGAACATAGAGGCAATGGAGGGGGATCCTATTTCTGGCGTCCTCAAGATGGAGAACAGACGATCCGCATTGTTCCCACCGCCGATGGAGATCCGTTCAAGGACTTCTGGTTCCATTATAATGTCGGAAATAATTCTGGATTCTTAAGTCCGAAGAAGAATTTTGGAGAAGATGATCCGCTTGACGCTTTCGTACGCAAACTTTTTAATGAGGGCACTGAGGAAAGCATCAAAATGGCCAAAAACCTGATGGCTCGCCAACGGTTTTTTGCCCCAGTAATTGTAAGGGGTGAAGAGGCCAAGGGAGTTCGTGTTTGGGGCTTTGGAAAGATGGTGTATGAGCAACTCATCAACCTTGTTCTTAATCCCGAGTACGGTGATATCACTGATCCAGATACAGGCACTGATCTCGTCTTGCATTACGGTAAGCCAGCTGGCGCATCGTTTCCGCAAACGAAGCTCACTCCTCGCCGACGCCCAAGCCAGTTGTGCGATGAGTCTAACGGAGGAGACGAATACTGTGCAGAGCTTCTGGAATCGATCCCAGACTTTAACTCTCTCTTTGAGAGAAAGACTCCGGAGGAGGTTGGTGCTATGTTGGACGCTTTCCTGTTAGGGGATTCCGGCGCCGAACAGGCATCAACAGAGTCAACGAAGTATACCAACGACTCTTCCTCTACTGTACCGCCTGCGTCCACTACTTCGAGTGTCGACCGAGCATTTGACGAACTTATGAATGCGTGATTTAACTAATTAGGTACAGCCCACGGGGAGGCACAGGGAGAACAGGTGCCTCACATTTTTAATATAATAATAAGGAAGCCCAATGGGTAGAACCAAAACAAAAGTAGGCAAGCTCTCTATGGCAGATATGAGGGCTTTGATTAATAAAAAGGCGGGCCAGAATGTTGCACACGATCTTACAAAAGACAATCCAACTGCTGTTAAGGATTGGATTCCTACTGGATCACGATGGCTTGACTCGATCATCTGTCGTGGTCGACTCGCTGGTGTTCCGGTTGGAAAAATTGTTGAAATCGCTGGATTAGAAGCAACGGGGAAGTCCTATATGGCTGCACAGGTTGCGGCTAACGCACAAAAGATAGGAATTGATGTCATTTATTTCGACTCAGAGTCCGCAATCGATCCTTCGTTTTTAGAAAGGGCCGGCTGTGATGTGAGTAGCCTCCTGTATGTGCAGGCAGCTTCTGTAGAGTTTGTGTTGGAAACGATTGAAGAACTTCTTGGTTCGAACGATAACCGTATGTTATTCATATGGGATTCGTTAGCCTTAACACCAGCAATATCAGATATCGAGGGCGATTTTAATCCCTTATCTTCGATGGCCGTCAAGGCAAGGATCTTGGCCAAGGGCATGTCCAAGCTTACGGTACCGATAGCCAACTCTCAGAGCACCTTCCTTGTACTTAACCAGCTTAAGACTAATATTACTCGTTCTCCATCTGAAGCCCTCACAACGCCGTATATGACGCCCGGCGGCAAGGCTATGATTTATGCCTACTCCTTACGGATCTGGCTTACCGGCCGCAAAGCAAAGGCAAGTTTTGTGCTTGATGATAAAGGCTTTAGAATAGGATCGGAGGTGAAAGTTAAACTTGAGAAATCTCGCTTTGGAACGCAGGGCCGACAATGTAATTTTCGTATTCTGTGGGGCGACGAGATCGGAGTACAAGATGAAGAAAGTTGGTTTGATGCCATCTCTGGCTCGCACAGACTGAAGCGCTCCGGCGCATGGTATGAACTGCTGGACAGAAAAGGGAAACCAATTGGTCCAAAGTTTCAGGCTAGCAAGTGGCCCGAGAAGTTGTCTAATGAAGAGTTTCGAAAGAATGTGTTAGAGATCATGGATGAAGAAGTGATTATGAAGTTCGATAAGAGAGAGGGTATTGCAGAAGAATTTTATGGAACAGGTGAATAAAATTAATACCTGCGCGTCTATACTATAGCAAGTCTTAACAGAGGAGAACAAAATGACTTCACTAATCACAACACTATTGTTGGCAACACAACTTAATGTCGCCGAAGCACAAAAGCAAAAGAGGGCGGTACCTCATCGCCACCACACACACCAGCGCCAAAGAGCCCACCGCTACCGGCACGCTACACACAGGCATCATTCATATAATGTGCCCCGACCCGCTCGGCCCGCTGCAGCACGAACCGCCCACTCGGTGTATTTCTATCGAGGACACTGGGTAATGACACACCATAGGCCGCACTTGATGTGGAGATGGAATCATGCCCGCAATAAGTGGGTAGTCGTTATTAGATTTTAAAAAACCATTTGCTTTTTTATCCCCATATGTTATAATAACATATGGGGACTTTTTATATGAACAGTAGGCCATGGAAAAAGATAAAATTAAATATTGGCGATATGGTTATCAAGTATGATAATGGCAAGCCAGAACAAGGCATTCTACATAAAAAACAGCAACCATATTATGATGAAAGAAGGCGTCAACATGTTGGTACTTTATGGGAGGTTATAGGATGGCAGTCGCGCATATTGGAGAGCTTCTTGAAGAAGAAGATATCCGAAAAATGGATCAAACATTATCCGGTGAACAAAAGATGAAAAGATTATTGGTAGTTGATGCTCTTAATATGTATTTTAGGGCATACATTGTTAATCCGAGCTTGTCCACAAACGGCCAGCCGATTGGAGGCGTAAAGGGTTTCCTAGGAATTCTGCAAAAACTAATCAGAGAAACCCGTCCAGATGAGATAGTGGTCTGCTGGGATGGCGAAGGCGGATCCCAGCGCCGGAAGTCGCAGGATAAAAATTATAAACAAGGCCGAAAACCTATTCGTCTCAATCGAGATATTAGAAATCTAACTGAGTCTGAGGAGACGGCCAACAAAATCTGGCAGCAAACTAGGCTATTCGAATACCTCAACCATTTGCCAATTATACAGGTTGTGTTGCCGAATGTTGAAGCCGATGACATTATTTCGTTTGTATGCCAGAACAAGAAGTACGATTCCTGGCAAAAAGTTATCGTATCGTCCGATAAAGATTTCTTTCAACTTTGTAACGAAGAAGTAGTCCTGTACCGACCAATTCAGAAACAAGTTTTAAACTCTAAGAGAATTGTTGAGGAGTTCGGCATTCATCCTGTTAATTTTGCACTCGCAAGAGCCATCGTCGGCGATCGCAGCGATAATCTGCCTGGAATTAAAGGTGTTGGCCTCTCAACTATCGCCAAGCGCTTACCCTTCTTAATTGAAAATAAGACCTATACTATCGATAGTGTTATTAAACATTGTGACAATGCTGAAGGTAATTTAAAAGTTTATAAAACGATCGCAGAAAATAAAGAGATTATCGAGCATAATTATAAAATGATGCAGTTATATGCACCGTCCATTAGCGTGCAGGGCAAAACAAAACTGAAATATGTCATTGAAAACTTCGATACGGAGTTAAATCAAACTACATTTAAGACTATGATGATTGAAGATGGCTTCGGTGTGGTCGACTTTTCAGATTTATTCGCCTCGATGAAAAGAATTGTGGCCAACAACGCGGCAGAATAACTATTTATTAGGTAATGTCTGACTTTCACACTAAGTGGCGCCAGTTCCTGGCCGAAGAAGAACCGTTTCAAAGGGAGATGAGGGATGATCTTCCCGACGAACTGAACTTCCTACTGAATACAGGAAGCAACGACAAAAGAGAGGGCCCTGGAGTCAGAGGTATGACTAAACCATCTGGTAAGTCCGCTCCTCCTATGGGAGAAGGTGTACGCCTCCTTCGTGAGATATCTGAAGCCGAAGTGGAACACATTCGGAGAGCCATTAATGAAATGGGCCCGGAAGATTTGGCGTTCAATGACTTATTTCGCGGAAAAACCCGCCTCGTTACCAGATTCCCAGTGAAAGATAGCGAATCGGAGCTAGGCAAGTTCGTTAACGAACTTGAGAGGACATTTAAACTAAATATAGACTGGAATAAGGGTATAGCTTCCGCGAAGAGAGAGTGGGACGAACACTCAGAAGAAAATTTTGAGCAACTGGTTCAGCGAACTATGGGCAGGCATGCGCCGGCCAAGGTGATAAAAAAAGCATTTCAGATGAAGATCGGCAAGTACTTTGCCAAGGTCGACCAGCTTGCAACACAATACAAAAAAATACTACAAAAGCTTGGCGACCATAAGCACGGCCCAGGCACTATCGAGCCTACCGATCGAGACAGGTGGCTGCTTCGGTATGAGATGAGAGACATTCTCGAAGCGCTTACTGAACAGGAGATGCAACGCTACCGCCAAGTACTAAATCAGTTAGAGTTGTATCTCGGAACTTCAAGCCAGCGCGCACTTGGAAGATACATGATGAATCCTCTTGATCAATCAGAGTGGACAGCCAATGAGCAGTCGCGCAGAGATTATCAGGATAAGCAGGACCGCAACCATGGCCAAGAGCCCCGCGATAGAAAACCAATAGTGCCGCCCGAGACTCGATTTGCAGATATGGGCACCTATTGGCTAAAAAAAGCTAAGTGGATCAAAGAAAATATTGGCACGCTTGAAAATGATAAATATTCCATCATCATTACAAGGGATCCCATTGATATTCTACGCATGAGCGACTTTGAAAACATCACATCGTGCCACACTCCTCCGTCTAGAGGCGGCGGTGATACCCATTATAAATGTGCTGTCGCAGAGGCTCACGGCCACGGCGCCGTCGCGTATGTTGTCGAAACAAAAGACTTGCTGAGTGCTACAAATACTGGTAATATAGACAGTGCAGAACAAGAGATCCAAGAAGGTGAACTTTTTCCAGACGATAAAAGATCAGGCGCCGGCGGATATGACATAAATCCGGTCTCCAGAGTCCGTCTTAGAAAGTTTACCTACGATTTCGATCAGCGCGCCGGCCTTGATACAGAACACGGTCCACACTGGAGCACAGCTCAGTTAGCGGTACCGGAGAAGCGCGTGTATGGCAAGAAAATTCCTGGATTTGTAGATCGTGTTGCGTCTTGGGCCAGAGAAAATCAAGAAGAAGTTCTCTCTAAAATGCCAAGGGATGAAAACGGTTTGATAGAACTGGATAATTTTGCCATCGTCGGCGGCTCATACGAAGACACGGCCATGCCCGCGGGCCGCAAAATACTAATGTCTCAACTCACGGGTTTGCCAGAAGATCAATTTGTAGGGAATGTCGGACAAGATACAGAGGAAGAAGACGATCTAGATCCCACCATGTTCACAGCCGGCCAAATGGCCGAACTGCAGAGAGAAGTGGATGTAATAGTAGATAAGTGGAATAATCTTTATCAAGCCGCCGAAATCGAGGCCGACATCCAGGACGAGGATGGCCAAATTATTATTTTTCTCAAGGCATGGATGACAGTCACTTGGAACCTTGATGATTGGGATAAACTGCCTCTCCCCAACACCGCCCACTGGCCCGTCGGCGAACTCAACGACTTTGGCTGGCTCTGGGCAGATAAAGATAGCTCCTGGATTCATCGTCGACACCTGGGTCCTGGAGGCCAAAGGTCACAAAGCGATAATATACAGCTAGGCTTTAAGATAGATCCTACAAAAATTACACCCCCAGACACACTCCCGAGATGGGCCATCGACGCAGATGAGGTCGAATCCTTTGGCGCGGCCATCAATAAGATTGATGACATGTACGATGGAATTAAACATATTATTACCAGACACTATAAAAATGAAGGTCACATGCATGGCGGTGAGTTTTTAAAGCTAGCACATGAGGTCGTGAATGGCGAATGGCCATGGCCAACTAACGCCTGGACTGTAAAGACGGACAATCCGCATGATCCTGACGAGGTCTACGAGATAACGGCTACTGTCGAATATGTATTCGATCCGGATGAGGTCGAGATGAATCCGAAAGTTTTACAGATGGTGCTGGAGGATCGAGAGTTTCGCCAGGCCGTACGCAAGAGCATGCTCGATCCCCTTCGCAAACAGACTGGGATAGAATATTACATAGATATTGATGAGCACTCTACGGGTTCTAGTGTCGGTCCTGGAGGAATAAAATACGAATTTGTTCTGGTGACCCACGACGAACTCCCGAATGAAATAGCTTCTCTGTTTAAGACTGTCATTGAAGAGATCGGCGATGAAGAAATAGAAACAATTCTCATGAACACTCTGCAGACTATGAAAAGACTCAGGATGCCTTCAGGTATGCGGCAAGAAGAGCCCGAAGGATCTTCTGAGCTAACCGAGGTCAGGCACAGGCAGACAGCACGCATGTACAATAAATGGAGAAAGTTTTTATGCAGTTAATATCTACACACTTTTGTAAGGCCGCGAATGTTGGCTATCACGGGAACCTATTTGGAGGAACTATGTTAGCGTGGCTTGACGAGGCCGGCGCAGCCTTCGCCTGTCAGGCCTGCGATACGCCGCGCATGGTTACAAAGAAAATAACAGAGGTAGTATTTGAAAAGCCGGTCCGCCCAGGTCAAATTATTAAAATTTATGGCGAAGTCCAAAGGGTTGGAAATAGGTCGATAATAATTCACCTTGAAGCAAGAAGACACAGCGTGTATAACGGTTCGCAAAAGACCGTGTTGACAACCGACATGACTTTCGTACGAATCGATGGTGATGGTGAGGCGATACCGATTAGCGAGAAGGTTAAAAGAAAATTCGGCGCATCAATCTCGCCGGCTATTGACGATGAACAGCTATATGCAACTTACGGAGGAGACTAAAGGCCTGTGAGCTAAGCCGATCTCGAAAATCGCAATTGCTCAAATTTTTTTGCAGGCTAATTTTTGAGATTTTTAGTTTTTAATATGAAGACGATTATTAACAAGTGGAGAGACTATTTATATGAGGATAAACAAGTGGATAGCAGTAAAATAGCTAAAGCGATAGTTTACGACGGCAATAAGGTCTTGATCCTTAAGCGCTC